ATCTGAATTACAAGACCTTCGCTCAAGAGGCGAAGCAAGGGTTGGAAACAGCCACGTCTCAGGCCAGACAGAGGGCGATTCAAGAGCACCAACAGCAAGAGATAGCGCAAGTCTATGAGGCTCGGGCTTTGGGTAGGATGCTAGGGAATCGCAAGATGAAGAAGATGTTGTCTGACAGGAACGTCCAGGTGTGGATGCAGCAACAGCAGCAGGCCGAGAGACAGGCTGAGTGGGACGCTCAGGCCAAGCAGGGCGAGATGTGGCGCAAGCTGAGGGAGTCGGCAATAACGAAACTTGCTGATGACCTTGACTTCTACCAAGACCCAACAGAGAGAGAACGGGCGATTGTTGCCAAGACGTACGAGCTTGCGGCTCTTGAATACCAGAAGTCAGAACAGTGGGATTTGGCGGCGGAGTTCAAACGCAGGGCAGAGATTGCAGGCGGGTTCCAACAGCCTACTGAGCAGGACTATGCCTCTGGCCTTATCAAGCAAAACGTGGCAGGCGTTCCGCCAACCGAAGGCGAGATGGGGAAGCCCGAGAAGTTTGTCAGGAAGGCGGGCGAAGTCTTGAAGACAGCAGGCGAAGGGTTGCTCCGCCACACGTTTGAGGACTGGTCAATCATGGTCAACATCGCCCAGATGTTGGCTAAGAAGGGAGAGCTTGACGAGAACGAGCAGGCGTTCCTTGACGCTATCCATAAATCCAGTGCTGAGTTTCAGGCGAAGCAAGGGCCTGAAGATGTGATGATGCACGAGGCTCCCGAGGTTTCCGACGAAGTGTACGAGGCATACAACAATCTCGGACTCGGGCGGCAGATAGCAGGAGAGGTTACGTATCCGCTGGCGTGGTTGCCCATTTTGCAGGGCGGCGCTATGGGTGCGAGAGCGAGCATAGGAGCTAGAACCGCAGTCGGAACGGGCGCGTTGGACAAGGCGTTAGTCGAGTTCTCAAAGGGAACCGCGAGACTTGCGCTACTCCCATTGGAAGGGATTGAGAGGTTGATTGCCGCTCCGTTCAAGGCAGCAGGCAAGGCTATCAGCAAGTCTCAGGCTTCCAAGCTGGCTGCAAAGGCGAAAGCCAACCCTGAGAAGATTGAAGGGGTATTGCAGAAGGTCGCCCGACAGGAGCCGCTTGGCGCTGACGACATAGCCAAAGCGCAGCAATTCGACGACGACTTGGGCAAGGTCATAGCAGAAGCCGTGCCAGAGCCTAAACCCGTCGCAGCGACGGAATTAGGGGCCACTGGGGGGATTGCAGAGAAACCTATCATCGGTGGCGGGGAAGCCTACGACCCGATAAGGGACATACTCAACTTCGGGGATGTGGACAAGACAGTTGCAAAGTTGTATCCACAGTCCAATGAGGGCGCGGTTATGCGGCTCATCGGGAAGATTCCTGGGGTTGGGCCAGATATAGTCAGGCGGATTGACCCGTCAAAGACGCCACGGGCGACCATTGAGGCGCGAGCGGTACAGGAATACGCCTCGGTAATGAACCATCGCATCAACAGCATGGCGAACGGCTGGAAGGCGAACATCCAGCGAATTGCTGACGCCAAGTTCCCTGGGGCATCTGCCACAAAGCACCTTCAGATTGAAGGTGGCGTAGTCAAGAACCTTGGCGCGGTGAAGCCAAAAGACCCGAAGGCTTCAATGGCGATTGGCGACATTCTTGAGAAGCCCGACAACTACATCCTTGACGAGCCGACACAGGCGTTAGCCGACTTCTGGAAGCTCCTGAGGTCTAACGCTGTCAGGGAGTATGAGAAGAGGGGGATGAAGTTCCCTGCTGCGTTCCGCTTCCCTCGAATGGTGAAGGGGGCGCACGGCGAGACTATCGGCTTCCCGACTGTCAGGCTGAAGAAGCCCAGAAGTTATGAGACCATGATGCAGGGCATTGAGGCGGGGGTTGAGTATGTAGACGACCCTGTTCATGTCATGCAGTCATTCATTGACGAGACTACACGGATTATTGCAGCCAACGACTTTCAGGCAGTCGTGAAGGCGATGGGCAAGACGGCTTCCGAGCGTATTCCACCGAGCATCAAGAACTGGCGCACCGCTGCTGCCAACGCCTTGAAGGACATCAATTACTCTATTTCTACCGTTCGGAGGATGGCCGTTACGCCCAGAGGCCCAGAGAGCAACGCTCTCCTGCAATCACAGCAGGAACGCTCTCTCGCATTACTTGACCAGAGGGCTCCACAACTTGCCGAGAGGATACGGGCGATGGTGGGGATGCCCGCCGAGCAGAGGACTAAAGAAGCCACGCTGATAGTCAAGGAACTTCAGGCGATGGTGAAGCCTGCTAGGGCCGAGGCTGTGAAGGCAAGGTTCGCGTACTCAAAGGCTTTGAGGTACGCACGAGGGCCGAAGCTCGGAGCGGGAGAGGCAGGCACCAAGCATCCCGCGTTCACGGGCAGAATCTTCTCTGAAGAGACGGCGCGAACATTGAATGAACTACTCCCGTCCAGAGCGGGCAAGTTCACCAACACTACCAGACAGGTTGCCGAAGCGCTCCGTACCCTGGTAGCGAACCTTGACTTCTCGGCATGGTTCTATCAAGGTCAAGCCGTTCTGTCACGCAGACCTGACCTGTGGGCAAAGTCGGTCGGCGTGTCAATAAAGTCATTTCTGAAGCCCGAGACGGCTACTAGATGGTTTGCGCAAGAGAAGCACGTAGCGTTCCTGTCCCGTCATCCTGACGTTGTGCAGGGCACCCACGAGTTCTTTGCCGGTAGAACAGCACTAGAGAAGATACCGAAGGTCGGCAAGGCCATCGGGAAGGTTATCGAGCCGTTCGAGCGAGCGTTTGAGACGTTCGGTGACGCGGCGAGACTACTCATGGGGGAAGCTCTTGAGCCTGGGTGGGTGAAGGCGGGGGCGATAGACCAACTACCTACGTACATCAACCGCATGACGGCGGTAATGAACACGAAGGCACTAGGAATATCTGGCGCACAGAGGGCTATAGAGTCCTCGTGGGTGGCTTTCGCCCCGAGGTTCATGCGAGCGTCACTGGCATATCTTGGAATGGCCTTTGAGAAGGGCGTTGTCGGGAACGAGGCTAGACGAACACTGGCACAGATGTTGGCTGGCGGAACGACTGCATATGTCGGGTACTGTGAAGCACTCGGGCAAGAACCTAAACTCGACATCTCAAAGCCGGACCGCTATACGGTTATGGTTGGGAACAGGCGTATCGGCATTGGCGGATTTATGATGTCCTTCCTCGGATTGGTTGGTGACATCAGCGCCTCGGTTATGAGTGAAAGAGGCAACGAGCCGATGGACTTGCTCAACTTCCACCCCATAGACGCGAGAAAGACGAATCCCATAATCAAGTACATATCCAGCAGAACGAGCATCCTGACATCGCTTGTAACCGAAGGGGCGATACAGCAGGACTTCCTCGGTTATCCACTAGAAGACCCCGAGGACTGGGCGCGGTGGCTGATAGTCGAGCACTCTCTGCCGATTGCGGTACAGAGCCAGTTTGCCAGCGACTTTGAGGAGCCGCCGACCAACAGGATTGCTGTCTTTGCGTCAGAGCAGTTAGGCTTCCGAGTCTATCCTGACGAACCGTTCTATGAACTGGCTGACCAGTACGCGCAGCAGGTCTACGGCAAGGACTGGTCGGATTTGTACAAGGCCAACAAGTCAGGTTCCTATTCCAAGTCCGAACAGCAGGAGAAGTTGATTGAGCACTTCCCCGACTTGAATAAGGCGTATGAGGAATACAAGCCGAAGGCCACGAAGCGATGGCAGACGGCACACAACATGCTTCCAGACGAGGGCGCGGTGAAGGACTACTACGCAAACCAGCTATTCCACAAGAAGTGGGACGACCTGACAAAGGAAGAGAAGCAGAAGGCGGAAGCCTATCGCGTATACGACGAAGCTACAAAATAGGGCCGAGCACCGCGCAGAACACCACGTAGGCAAGAACCAGTCCGATAACCAGGAGCGTTTGCCTGCCAGTGGCGGGCGTCACGTCCTCGGCGCTGACCATGTTGCCCAAGGGGTGACCCCAGCTTCTCCATACCCCGAAGGCGACCAACAACCCAACCAACCCTAACACTTCCATACCCCCATTATACACCCGAAGTCAAGGGCCTTTCGAGGCCCTTTTCTTATATCAGGAACCCGCATGACGGCTAACTGAACAGGAGGAATAGATGCCAGAAGAGCCAACTCTAACAGAGGAAACTCCAGCGCCCGGGGCCGCTGAACAGAAGCCTCAAGAAGAAGTCGTACCGCGAGAGCAGTACGTCAACCTTCAAAGACAGCTTTCCAGAAGAGACAGGGAACTACAGGAGATTCGTTCCAAGGCGGTGACTCCCGAACACTTGAAGTCGCTGGAAGACAAGTTCTTCAGCGCCATTGAACTGATAGCACCGGAGGACGAGGAAGCGGCTCCCGTCTCGCGCCGAGAGCGGCTAAGGCAACTGAGGGAGACGAAGCCCGCAGCGCCAACCCCGCAAGAGTCGCCTGAAGTCCAGTATTTCAATCGCAGGCTGAAGGAAGAGGGATACGAACTCTCCGACCCTATGGTCAGGGAAGTAGTGTCCAACCTCTCGGAGGACGACACCCCAGATGTTGCCATCAAGCGCATCAAGTCCGAGAAGGAGAAGGGGGCTAAGTCCGCCGATGACAGGATTCAGCAGGCTATAGACGCTGGCGTCATGGCGAAACTCAAGGAACTGGGAGTGCTGAAAGGGGACGGGCAACCGTCCGCAGCAGTCACAGACAGGGCCGAACTGAGGCGGCTTTACGTGCAGAATCCACATAACCCGAGAGCCGCTGAATGGGAGGCCATACGCAACCAAAGACAATGATAGGAGGCTAGATGGCACTAACTACCACTACCACCCTTTCCGATACCATCGAAACCGTCCTGGAATCTGCTCGATTCACGGCAAAGCACAAGGCCATCATGGCGAACCTTGTGTGGCACATCGACAGGACAAAGAGTAAGAGTCCTGTTGCCAACGTGCCGTACTTCGGGACCGTAGCGGCCTATAGCCTGACTGAAGGGGTTGACATGGAGAACCCTCAGTCTATGGCTGATACGAATGTTCCGATCACCCCCGCTGAGGTGGGGGCGCAGATTATGCTGACGGACAAGGTGGTTCGGGACGACAGTGAAGACCTGCTTCGCGCTGCTGGTCGCATCCTCGGTGATGCGATGGAGCTGAAGCGCGACCAAGACCTGCTCGGCCAGTTGGCCGATGGCAACACCGACCTCGGTTCCGCAGGCACGGCAACTCTTGGATTCCTCGCAGCCGCATACGCGACTCTGGCGGGCGTTCCCGCCCCGAAGCCATACGTGTGCTGCTTGCATCCCTACCAGATTCTTGACATCGTTGACATCTTCACCCCCCTCATTCCCGCTGCGACCTATGCTGCGGGTTCAGGCGGCGGACTTGAGGACGACATTCTCCGCAACTACATGGTTGGGAGACTGTTCGGAGTGGACATCATCGAGGAAGGGAACATCGGTACGACCAACGGGGACGGCGGCATGTTCTCCCGTGGCGAAGGCGGCGGCATCATCCTTGCGACCGGCAAGGACTGGGCCGTAGAGACGGAGAGGGACGCTTCCCTCCGCGCCACTGAACTGAACATAGTCGGTGAATACGGCGTGGGCGAGTACCTCTCAACGTATATCGTCGAGTTGAGTATAGACTGCACCGCGCCCGCCTAACACGGCGTGATTGCATTGGTCGATATGCAAGTCCTAATACGCCAAAAGGAGACTAATAGTGTTTCAGAATCCACAGATTGCGACCTACGTCCCTGTTGACCCTGATGCGAACCTTGCCGACGTGCCTGTCTTTCGGGCGAAGGCGGCTGGCGGCGCTGTTGCGGTTAGAGCGTTCTGCCGACAGGCCATTACGGGAGCAGATGCAGACTACATCACTGTAAACCTGCACAAACTCGGTAACACCACGCACTCGTATGCGGCCATCAACATCGCCGTCAACACGAACTACGCCGTCAACTCGTGGGCAACGCTCACCAACAGTTCCACGTACACAGCGTGGGCTGCTGACGAAACCCTTGCATTGACGGTCGTGTTCAAGACTTCAACACAGAACTTCGGGGCTACGCAGGGGACGGTGTTTTATCAGGTCGATTACCTGGATGCCGGTTACCCGAGGGCGTTCAAGTAAGGGGGAAGTATGCTGCAAGACCCGCGAAGTTTCACTTACTTCCCTATTGACCCTGACGCCAACCTTGCCGATGTGCCCCTGTTTCGAACCACATCAGCAGGAGGGCCTGTTGCCGTTGCTGTGTTCCCCAGAATGGGGGAGACAGGAGTTACCGCAGACGGTATCACGGTAAACCTCCACAAACTCGGCAACACGACCCATTCCTACGCCGCTATCAACATGATAACCGGCGTAGACACGACTGCGAATACATGGCTCGCCCTGACCCCAAGCGCGACCTATACGACTTGGGGGGCAGACGAGACACTGGCTTTGACGGTTGTGTTCCTCGACGCTGCCAACGTCAACTTCGGGGCAACTCAGGGCACGGTCTGCTACCAGATTGATTATCTGGACGCAGGCTACCCGAGAGTGTTCAAGTAGACCCAGAGGGGGCGGGACGAACGCCCCCTCACTCCAAGGAGGGATATGTATCAGTTGTCATTGAGTGACGGGAAGAAAATCAGGACGGTAACACTGGAAGGCGACTTGGCAAACAGCCCAGACCTGCTGCATCAAGTGGTGGACATCCTGCTGCGTGCGATGGATGACAGGACTATGCGAGAGCGATTGCTTGCAGAGATACCTGCCAACGCAACAAAAGGAGAGCGCGAGGATATTGAGTGTCTAGTTGATGAAGTATTGAGTTCCTGCAATTAGGAGGGAAAGTGAAGGACTTTGTAATCTACTTCTCCGGCTATGGGGCCACTAAAGACCAGACGGTACTCTCACTGGAAGCTCTCCGACAGGAGAGGCATTACAACTACGACATACGGTTCGTAACGGGAGACGCCTTGATAGGGCGGTCTAGGTCGAGGGCGGCGACTGCGTTCCTGAGTGTGGACGACGCGCCGTTCATGATTTTCATAGACACCGACATCGTGTTCCGGCCCACTGACATAGATATGCTGGTGACGGCCATGAGGATGAACCTCGACGTGGTGGGTGGAGCATACGCGGTAGCGAACGGGGAACACCTTGCCATATCAGGCACAACTCCCGTAGCGTTCGACGGCAGAGTCTCGGAGATTGAGTACGTCTCCACGGGATTCATGGCTATCTCTCGGAAGATTCTTGAGAAGCTGAAGGAGGGGCTGCCTCTCTTACATAGAGGGCAATGGTGCGAGTGCTACCCCTTCTTCGAGTCACGCTCGGAGGGCGACAAGTATCTCAGTGAGGATTGGGACTTCTGCCAGAAGGTGAGAGAGAAGGGCGGGCACATCTTCGTTCACACGGGTTGTCTCGTGGGGCACATCAAGGAACACGTCTTGGACCCCCACGAAGCCCTTGACAGGATGTTGAAGAAGGACAACGACGAGTGCGAAGGGGTGCAATCAACCATAGTAAAAGACCTGTCTGACTTCCTCGGCATGACGGAGGTTGAAACATACACCGCCGTCGCCACGAGCTACGTGGACGCGATTGAGGAAGCGTCAGTAAATGAGGACTACTACCACACGGGGCAGAAGCTCATATTCGACCTCGCATCCTTCAATAAGGACAAGGGGTACTCCAACAGGCTTGCTCCGATTGCAGACGCACACGACCAGAAGGTTCTTGACTTCGGTTGCGGGATTGGGACGGCGACGTTGTGGCTGGCGGGGAAGCGGAACACGATACTGGCATACGACCTGAATCAGCGATGCCTTGAGTTCGCACGGTTCAGGAACGAGAGGTTCGGGTTCTCCAAGGTGACGTTCACTGACACGTTGCCCGACGAATTGGACGTGGACCTCGTTATCGCCATCGACGTGTTCGAGCATATCAAAGACATCAAGGGAGTGCTTCTCGACCTCGGGAGAAAACTAAAGAAGGACACGAGACTCTACTTCTTCTGCCCGTGGCTGCACAAGCATCCGTTACACATCACCAACAAGGACCAGTTGAAAGAGGCTTTGGAGGCGGCGGGCTTCCTGATATGGAACGACTGTTGGGCCATAAAGGGATGAACAAGGATGCAGCGGCCAAGGTTCTCGCAGCAACCTCGGACTTGCTCGCAGAGTTCAATAAGACCTACTGGATTGATTCAGGAACTCTCCTGTCGGCCTACAGGGACAGGGACATCAACGAGTACGACCACGACATAGACATCAGGACGATTGGGACTGAGTGGGCAGTTGAGGAAGTGGCGGAGCTTGTAAGAAGGCTCTGGCTCATGGGGTACTGCCACCTGAAGGACACAGGGGAGGCACAAGAGCAAATACTGGCCTATCACATCAACGGCATCCTGCTGGACTTCAAGTTCTGTCACTACGACGACGAGAGTGTCTGGTACTACTGCTTTGAAAAGGACGTAACCGTGGCCCACCTGTTTGAGAGGAGGTTCTTTGAGACACTTGGGCGCATAGACCTTCTCGGTAGGGAGTATCCGTGCCCCGCCCCTGTGCAGGAGTACATCGAGGCCCACTACGGGCCGGACTGGAGACTGTTCAAGGTTCGGGCGTCTGAGGCCAACGAGACCGACCTGACATGGGACTATATGAAGGACCCGCCCGCGATGCTGACAGAGGAAGGCTTTGAGGCATTGAAGGGCTATGAGATGCCGGTGATGGTATACAGGAGGGACTATGGGTGAAGTCAAGGCTTGGGGAGGGCAGCCCCGCAAGACGTACTACCTGCCTGACGGAAGGATTGAGAAGGCGATACCGGCGTGGAGGGAGTGGGAGAGGAAGAACCCTGATGGCACAAGGGAGACGGGGACAAGAGACGCTAACTACGACAGGGGTTGGCTGGACGCCCCGCCAGCGGAACCGAAGCTGACATGCAAGTGGTGCGGCCAGTGGCACGACACGGAAGAAGAGATTGCAGAGTGTGAGAGGAAGCAACAGAAGCTCATCAACTATGGCATGAAGGTTGTTAGGAAGGAGTTCCCCGAAGAGGCCAAGAGGGCCAAGGAGAACACGGAGCTGGTCGCTACGGTAAAGAAGCAAGGGGAGCAGATAGAGAGGTTGATTGCTCTCTTGGAGGCGAAGAATGGGCAGAAGGTTCAATAGTACATTCAGAGACAACCCTGACTGGAAAGGGGCATCTGGTGTCAAAGGAGCGTTGAAGGAGTATGTCGAGCAAAGGAAATCCCTTGTGGGTCGCAAGAAAGAAGCCAGCGGGCCACTTGATTTCGATGACGGAGAAGGGTTCGCTGATAGTTCCAGGAGTGACGGACCCGCTGGAACTGAGGGACTTGCTTCAAGCGGCGTTGGAGAAGTGGGGCCTGACATGGCAGGACTGGAACAAGTACCTGGAGCAGGAAGCGATAGACCAGGAGTACCGCGAAAAAAGAGGACTCGTAAGCCTGGAGTGGCGAAGAAGGCGCGAAGGGCAAGTGCCCCGAAAGGTTGAGAAATACATACCGAGGAGAGTGATATGAGGCCAACAAACGTAGTGGATTATGCGACCCTGACGGTAGAGGACTCTGCGGTAGGGCTTGCCGATGCGTCTCCTGCATACACAGCAGGACATGACGTGACGGGCATCCTTGCCACAGTGGAGACAGCGGACGTAAGGGTGAGAATGGACGGCAGTGCGGCAACGACATCCGAGGGACACATCCTGCATGTCGGTGACGTGCTTGATATGTCCGACGACAACTGGACGAGTGTGCTGCCTAACCTCAGTTTCATTCGTGATGGGGCTATCTCAGGTGTAGTGAAGCTGACATACTTCGGGAGATAGCTATGAGAGAGCAACTATTGGTTGACAAGGACAATCTCATGCGCCAGTTACAGCTTGCAAGGATGGACTGTGTGAGGCTAGAAGGCGCGTTGGCGTACATCGAAGGCAAACTCAAGGAGACAGAAAATGATGGGAAGCCTGATACAGAGAAGTAGGAGCGTACTGCCCGCAGTCACACTGACTGGAGCGGTTGTAGGCGGAGACGTGTCTTGGACAGACGTGGGAGACATGACCTTTCACGCTGGTTCAATCCTCGCCTCCGGTGCCACCAACGGCAACACGCTACTGTTGAAGGCCAACGACACGACCTTCATCACGTTCACCACAGGCGCAACAGACGAGTGCGAGTTGGAAGCCGTGACCATGAAGGGCACGTGGCTGGCAGACGGCACTGTTACCATGCCTGCGCTCACACTAGCTGGCGATGTCACAGTCGGCACTATGGACATAGACGACGACTCGGGAGTAGTAGACCTTGTCGACATGGGCGTAACGGCTGACCCTGTTGCGGGAACCGAGCAGTCACTTGGGTTGAAGATTGACGGCACGCTGATAGCCAAGGCGTATGCGGAAGCGGACAGTTCTGGTGGCATACAGAATACAGCTTTTGTGATAGGCACGGGCGTTGCGCTCAAGGGCTACAACACAACTGTTGAGAACCACATAGCAGACGACACACTGACACTCGCAGAGTCAGGCTCAATCCATACCAACTATGGAGAGGACGGGGCCATGACTTTGACCCTGCCTGCTTCCGCAACTGCTGGCACCAACTTCAAGTTCGTAGTCGGCTACGCTGGCGGACTGAGAGTGTGCGTCGGCGCTGCGTCAGAGGTATTCATCAACAACGGCACAACGAGTACAGACGACGGCGGTGGCGACATGTACCTCGAAGCTGACGACGAGGGCGAGACGGCCAACTTCGTGTGCATCAGCGCAGGTGTTTGGCTGGTGGACGTGATAGGCACTTGGGCCATCACACAGCCGTAAGGAGGCGTTATGGGAAGACTACTGATAAACCCTGCCTCCGCGAACATGAAGATAGCGCCCGCGAGTGCCAACCAGAAGGTATACCCCTGCTTCACTCCACATGATGGCTACTACGTGGACATCACCATCGACAAGACGCAGGTGGGGGCGGAGCAAACGGACTTCCCCATCTGCCTACAGGGCAACGAGATGCCCGCAGGGTTCTGGTCGCACGTAGGGACTGGTAGTGGACTGTTCGTTACCGACGCTCGTACCAGTAGGCGATACCACAGGGAGATTGAATACCTGAGCGTCGGCGACGAGAAAGTGGCCCTGCACACGAGGATTCCTACACTCGGCACGGAACAGGACCACGTGATTCGACTGTACTACGGCGGGTCGCAATCTGGTGTTGACACGAGCATGGTATGGGACTCTAGCTTTGAATTTGTGTCTCACATGGCAGACTACAATGCAGGCACACAGATTTGGGACAGCACGAAGAACAGGAACCACGGTACGAAGGGCGCGGAGGCACAGGCTCCGACTGAGGTTGCGGGCACAGTGGGAAGGGCGCAGCAGTTTGTGGCGGCGAGTGAGCAGTACATTGCGCTACCTGATAACGCTTCGGTAAAACCCGACGCATTTACCTGCTTTGCCGTAGTGTCGGGAATGTCGGACATCGGCGCTATCCAGCATCTGTTGGGATGGGGCAACTACCTACCCATCCTTGCCTTTGACTACAGCACCAACAGGGCAATCATTTACATGAGCGCAGGCAATTATCAATACTTCAACTCAACGGAGTGGGCTACGCTGGCTAATGGCGCGCTTCATTCTGTTGCCTTCTCCTTGCCAGGGGCAGTGCAAGACAGTATCGACAATGCCTCTATGTGGATTGACGGCGCTGCATGGGCAAAGTCCGGCGGAGCGAACAAGACAACGGCCCAAGGTGCCAAGTCCGCGCCATACATAGGAGCTAAGAAGGTTGTGGAGGCGGACTGCCTGAACGCCATTGTAAACGAACTCCGCCTCTCCTCCGTCGCCCGCAGCGCGGAGTGGATAGCGCTCACGCATCTAACACTACTCGACCCAACAACGCTGTATGGTATCTCGGCGGAGCAGTCGGTTTGACAGAGGGTGTATAGTAGTATGAAAGGAGGGACAATGAAGAAGATTATTGGTCTGATAGCACTCGCATTGGTGCTGATTCCTTCAACTGTCAGTGCGGACGAACTCTGGATTCACAACGAAGGTGGGCTTGAGGTGGTTATCGAGTGCGACTCGGGGGCCACGGTGTCAGGCAACGGCATCTGCGTTATCAATCCCGACTATGGCGAGGGCACGGCGAAGGTTGCTGCTGCCGATATTCGTGACGGTTGGGTTGTGATAACTGCCGACAACATCAAGTCCTGGAACATCGAGATTGCCTGCAATCAGAGATTCGAGGACGTGACCCCCGAGGTCCGGTTGGTGAAGGACGCGCCGGAACCGCCTGTGTCCGATGGGGGAGACTCGGGCAAGTCCATCGCCGACCTGAATCTTGAGAAGTCCATTAAGGAGTACAACTCATGGTTCGCTACTCAAAGCTGGAACGAGCTGGACTAGCAGACCAGATACGTCTTGACAAGGAAGCTCGAAAGACAGAATGGGAGAAGGCGACCCCGAACGTTTACGTTCTTGAACGCTTGCAGGCGCACATCGAAGAGAACGAGGCGAAGCTGAGAGAGTAAACACAGATTCAAGAGGGAAGGGGGCCTATGGAGGCCCCTTTTCTTATGGAGCGCAATGAGCAAAGGACGCAGAACGACGGTTACGCTGGAAGTGGCCCCCTTCTATTATCAGGGAGAGGACGCCTACTTCGGAATCACTCACAAGGTAGCAGGGGCACTCACTGATGCAACGGCTGTGCCGACTGTCACGGTTGTTGACCATGTAGGAACGGCATTGTTCACAGACCAGGACTCCAGCAAGGACTCCACGGGCACGTACCACTACGAATGTGTAATCCCTGCCGCGGCTGTCTGCGGAACAATGAAGGTTCAGGTTTCGTCCACCTATGACTCGATTACACAACCAAGCGAGATTGCTGTCTCGGAGATAAGAGAGGCACTGTGAGTACACCGACAATCACGTATGCCAACTTCAGGGCGATATTCAACCGGAAGATTGGAGACAAGCCCGTCGCTGTAACGACTACCACGAGTAGCGAGGTCTACGACACGGCTATATCTACGTCTCTGTCTCCGTTTGTGACCCCAGGTGGCGGGGGAAACTACTTCAAGAACTGGTGGCTCTACGTCCCGTCTGCTGCGGAATCAAGGCTGGTTGAATCCTTCGACCCCGTGACGGGGACAGTGAAGGTCTACCGCTCGTTCACGGCGAAGATACTCACAACTGTCGCAATCGAGCTTCACAAGCAAGACCCGATGGACAAGATGGACAGCTGCAACGACGGCCTCAGATGGTGTTCTATCAAGGGCCATTTCTTCAATCCCTCGTATGTCGAAACGATGTGGGGCCAAGAGGGATACGGAGAGACTACAGCCGAGTTCAATAAGAGGAAGTATGCGGTCCCTACAGCGTTCCAGCAGTTCCCTGAGATTTGGCTGGTAGAGGGATACATCGGGACTCACACAGGAGACGATGCGGCAGCAGTTCTTACCGATTCCACCAAGAACTGGAAAACAAACGAACTAGTTGCTAACCCATTTCTTCCCAACAAGACTGATGGCTCTTCTACTACTGTCACATCGAACACCAGTACCACGGCTACAGGGGCTCTATCAGGCGGCACGGGCGACGAGTGGGACGCGGGCGACGAATACATCATTCAGAAGCCTGACGCCTTCCCGTTCCCACTGTCGGAGCTGCCCAACAATCAGTTCGTACAGACGCAGAGTTCGAAGCAAGGCGGCTACGAGTTCTATGCCTACATACCAGAGAAGTACCTGATAAAGCTGGAGGGCAAGGGGCCACTCACCGTGTTCTCTACCGAGGCTGGCACTACCGAGCTTTACAACGAAGAGGCGGAGATTGTCGCCCTGAAGTGCGCGGCTCTGTGGTACGACTTCCTCGGAGACAGGGCCACGTCACAGGACGTTGCGCCACTGAGAGAGAAGGCCAACCGCCATCACATGATGTACGAAGAAGCCATCGGAGAGGCGCGTAAGCCTATCCAGAGGACTTCCGTCTCAATCAAGGGGCCATGGTAATGCCTAGCATCCTGTTCGAGCATAAGGGAGAATTGTACCCGTTCGAGTTGAAACAAGGCGCAAAGAACGAGGACGGCACCCGCCAGAGATTCTACAGCGTCTCCGATAGGAAGCTGGTCGGCAATCACATTACCACCGATACTGCCGACTACAGCAAAACAGACCCCGAGGAAATTGGGCTGCGAGTCAGTCAGAGCGATTGGCGCGAAGGCTTCCAGGACGACTTCTTCGACAATGCGAGGAAGTACGCCCACTCCGTCAACTGCGACGCTCGGTTCAAGGGAAAGGTCATGCTGTCGCCCAAAAGACAGACGAAGATTTCCTTTCCCGCGTCCACAACGACATCCATTCCCGTAGCGAACGGCACGTTTGACAGCTACAACGCGACTAGTAAGCATCCTGATTGCTGGACAGTTACTACCACAGGCGACGGCGTGGTAGACGCGAGTGGTGGTGACTGCAAGCTGACTACAAAGAACAGCAGCACCTGCAACATCGCATACACCTTCCCGTGGGACGACTCCCTTCGGGGAGAAACCCTCACAGTTACCTTCTACGGTTTGAAGGAAGCCCTCTTGGACGGGGCTTATGGCGATGTATTAGACGGCGTGGACACAACGACTACGCAGATTACGGCGACCTCCTCTACTGAGTACACAATCGTTCACACCTTCAACGCTGCTGCAACCCAGTTCGTGCTCAGGTTTCTAGTTGCCGAG